TCCTTGTCCTTAGCAGTCTTCTTAACTGGAACTTCTTTGTGCTTTACCTTAGGTAACTTAACACCGCGCTTCTTTAATTCAGAATCAGCTCTTTTAACATCATCGTCTTCGTCATCATCGTCCCATGATTCATCTAATCCAGCCTTATCCTTCTTTTTCATAGCAGCAACAAAATCGGCTAACTTCTTATCTGGATTTGATTTCTTAAACTTTTCGTAATTTGATTTGAATTTAGGATGCTTAGGATCGCTTAATTGATAAGGACCAGAACCTTCATCTAATTCTTCTTCCTTGTCCTTAGCAGTTTTCTTAACTGGAACTTCTTTGTGCTTTACCTTAGGTAACTTAACACCGCGCTTCTTTAATTCCGAATCAGCTCGCTTTACATCTGGATCTTCGTCGTCATCGTCGTCCCATCCTTCGTAAATGCCTTGACCGTAAGTTTCATCTAAGTCATCTTCTTTCTTAGATTTCTTTGCCAACTTGCTCATATCCTTATCTGGATCAGCCTTAGTCTTTGGTAATTTAACTTTACGCTTTCTTAATTCGTCGTCTGCTCTTTTAACATCTGCATCTTCGTCATCATCGTCCCATGATTCGTCTAATCCGGCTGCTTTACGACGACTTCCGATAACTTCGTCCTTTTCAGATTCGATCTTACCGTCCTTATCCCAATCTTTCTTAGCCTTAGGACTCTTCTTGCCTTCTTCTAATTTTTGAAGTTGTGCAATCTTTAACTGTGCAATCTTCTCTCTCGCTTCGCTCAACTTTAGTTTAAGTTCTTCTTTTTCACTTTCGTTGAACATGTCAGAATTTTCTAATTGCTTGCCATATTCGCTAAATTTCATTTCGTATTCGAGATAGTGATAAACTGATGCAATATAATCAGCAGCCTTAGTAATCTTTGCTTGTACCCAACCTTCTAGTTGTGCATTATCATCTAATTTCTTGAATAATTTTACTGCATAGTTAGCCATCTTATAAAGATCTGCTCTAGCCATTGCGCCTTCGTGATCTTCTTCGCCTTGTGGAATAAAATCTTGTGTTGGTTCGACATGTGGATGAGACGGTGGTGTCTCTAAACCTGCATGGATGTCGAATTCGTTAATTTGTTTCTTGCTCATGAGTGAACTCCGGTCTTATAGTATATTTATCGTTTTAGCGGCGCACCGAATATATTAGACTTCATATCTAATGCATTGCTCGCGGTTCCTGCTGATGTTTTTGGTTGTACAACTTTTGGTTGTGGCGGTGCTTTAGTTCCACTTTTTCCAGGACTGCCGATGTATGATTTTTTACCACGTGCTTTGCCTGGACTTAATTGTGGTGCATCAACTGTGCCGATATTTGCAGACATAGTTGCACCTGCGGTAGCAGTTTCGCCTAATAATTCGTTAATCTTCATCTGATTCTCCAGGGTCAGTCTGACCTTGTTGTGCTTTTAATTTTTTTAATGATGCTCGCGGTTGTTTATCAGTTGGATTTGCTTTTTTGTATGCCTCCAATTCGTGATAATCTTCTTCGTATTGTATGGCCTTTTCTTCAGCATAGTCACGTAACTGAGGTAATTTAAGATCAGTCAGCATACGATCAACTGCGACAAATTTAATTTTTGCATCTCTTTTTGGATCGTCTCGTGTAATCATTTGAACACCGGCTCTAAAACATGCACCGATAAATGACTTTGCAACAACTTCTTTAGTCTCCGGTGATAGATACTTATTCATTAATTGCATGGTGCCGACAAATGATTTCTGTAATTGTAAATCTTGGACAGTTGGTTGATGACCGAAGAATAATACAAACTGTTGAGAAAGATCTTGAATATAATTTCTTTCTTTTGATGGCACCTCGATCATTACAGGGATGCCATTCTTATACATCGGTTGCCCAGTAGACGGATCGGGATACGGAGCAAGTTTTGTACTAACTCCTCCACCTTGTGAACTCGAAACAGCAAACGATAATTTATTCATTCGAATAGGTTCGTCGCCAATGACATATCCTCTTTTTGCACCTCTACCTTCGAGTTTAGCAAAATATACTTCAGTTTTAGAAACACTTGATAATGCTTGATAGATATATTTGTGGAATACACCTTTAATTCCAGCATTGATATCCTCCCATTCTGAACTATGACTAAACTTGTACCATGCATCAGGTTCGTTAGTTTCCGGATCGTATCGGCCAAATTCAAAATCAATTTGAATTTTGACAGGTGGTTCGTCTAATTGAAATAACGCATTATATTGTTCGTTACCTTTGCTAAATCCTAAGAACGTAGAATTGCCAATTCTTTTGTTTACTAAATTGGTTAAGAATTCATTAATTTGCGGTTCTAGTTGTTTGTTGCATTGTGTATCAATGTCACCTACTTTTGGTTTTTTGGCTAGGTATACTTCATCTGAAATTTCTGGTAAATTAAAAAATGATAATGAACTACCACCAAGGAATTGTCTACTTTGCAATAACTGCGGAGACCATAGTGGCTGTTTATACTGCGCACTAAACGATTGATTTATATTATGTAATAATTTATCTAAAATTCCCACCATATAAGTACGATTATGTACTTTGAGATCGATCTCATCTGCTGCATGTTGACCGATGTGAAGATTTCCTCCTTCGTATAGTTTTAGTGATAGATTATTAAATAATTCTCTTAGTAGCATTATTATCTCTTATCGCCGTACCATAATTCAAACCATGCCGGAGTTCCTGGTTGTACATTATTTTCTCGTTGGTATCGTCCTTTATCACATTCTATTTTAGGAAAAGCATTTTTTGATCTGTATTCGTCTAATCTTACTTGTGCGCCCAACCCATCCATTACTTGAACAGCAATTAGTTCGTGGACAGGATCGTCAGGTGCAATATAACAATCTTCGTTGGAAGTTGTTGGGATATTTTGCGATGTGATTCGATACTGTTTCATTAGATACCGTATTTGTTCTTTTTAATTTTTGCAACTGGTGATGTTTTATTAGTGTTATCTAATTCAGTGCTTCGATTGCTACCTAATTTTTTAACAGGGCCCGCTCCGACCATTTTAGAAGCAGAATTAATCATTTCTAATTCTTCATCAGTATAAGTGGATAATAATGGATCACCTGCAAATGCACCTGCTGCTTGTGTTGGATATTCTGGTGCACCGGCTAACGCAAGCCCGAAACGGTACTGTAGATATGAACTACCGTTCGATTTGTTCATACTAATACCGGGCATACTAATGGCACCTTTAAATGCTGCAACTTGATCTTTTGGCATTTTGTTAGGATTTGCCGGGGTATCACTTTCTAAAATAATTTCGTGAATTTTCATAATGATTCCTTAGTTATATTTGTCGTCGCGAATGTGTTCATTAAACTCTTCGTGTAATTTTTCACAAACTTTTTTGGTTAACTTTTCGTCTAACTCTTCAGGAAGTTCTCGGATTGGAAATTGCGTTAAGTAATTCTTATAGCATTCTAAAGTTGCTTTTCGAAAAATTTCCGGACTAAATGTTTCATTCTTTTGATTTTTCTTCAAACACATTGCGATGACTGGATATACATGTCTACGATAACTTTCGTCGTCGTTGTGCATGAAGTATACTAAATCTTCGGCTAAATCGAATTTTAATTCCGGTTTGCCATTCTTATATTCGATAAAACCGTCTATTTTATTTTCAAACAAATCTTGTATGCGCATAATTTAAAACCTTGATATTACAGTCGCAAGAAAAATTGCGGATATGTTATTTATCCGCAATATCAAGATTAAATTATGGATTGATTATTTTTTCAACTTGCTTAACACCGGCTCCGAGATGTATCTTTGCCATAGTTAAGTTTTTTTCGCCGGTTACATAAAAGTAAATATGTTGAGAATAATTCATGTGCTGTAGCGTCCGAAGTGATCTCGGCGGAACACGTAAATTTGTGTTATCTTGTGCCCAGTTAATAAATCCTTCGTAATCGGTATTACGATTGATTTGAGCATGAACTTTGTAATCATACGGCAAGGTTGATACAACTGATCCTACTGTTAATTCTACTTTTGGAAAATGAATTTCTCGTACGGCATTTCCGCCTACCTTCTTAAGCCAACCAATGTGGTTAGGTTTGTTAACATATATAGAAAGATAACATTTCTCTACTCGAACGGTAAAATCTTCGATACCACGTAGTGTGTCAATTATGTTTAGTAACAGCTCGTAATCTTGTGGTCGAGTTGCCCGGTTCTTAGTACCATAGTAATCGTAATCATCTCTACTAGAAATTATTCGATCAACTGAGTTATCTAAATTTCCTCCTCGAAGGTAATGAGCCCCTTGGACCACCAGCATAATTTTATGCTGGTATTTGCCCAAGTACAATTTCTTCATTTCCTTATACTGGATCATTTACAATCTCAGTAGTAAGCAACGGGATCTTAGATACCTTTGGCTTTGCAACAAGAGTAATTGCATCATCTACGATTGTGATTGATACTTGACCGCCGTTCTTAAGATCACCAAACAACATCATTTTAGCAAGATCTCTTTTAATTTCTTTGTCAATGACTCGTTGTAACGGCCTTGCACCCATTTTGTCATCAAACCCTTTTTCGATAAGCCAATTAACTGCTTCCTTATTGATCTTAATCTTAATGCCCTTCTCCTTAATCATTCCTTGTAATTCGTCGATAAACTTATGAACAATTTTAATAGAAGTAGTTTTATCGAGTCTATTAAATGTTACGATGCCATCGAGTCTATTGCGAAACTCCGGAGTGAAGAACTTCTTAAGATCACCGTCACTGTAATCTTTTTGTTGTGTTCCAAATCCGATTGCATTTTTTTCAGCAGCCTGCGCACCTGCATTTGTAGTAAGAATAAGGATAACATTTCGACAATCGGCTTTCTTACCATTAGATCCGGTTACAAATCCATTATCCATTAACTGCAACAGAACAGTTGTAACATCTGGGTGCGCTTTTTCAACTTCATCGAGCAATAGCACAGCATTTGGGTGTTCTTGAATCTGTGTAATAAGTTGCCCTGCATTCTCTTCAAAGCCTACATACCCCGGTGGACTACCGATCAACTTACTAACACTATGCTGTTCCTGGTATTCGCTCATATCAAAGCGAATTAGTTTTACCCCAAGGTGCTTTGCAAGTGATTTTGCAGTCTCAGTTTTACCGCAGCCAGTTGGGCCCATGAATACAAATGATCCAACTGGCTTGTTTTCGGATTTAAGTCCTGCCTGTGCAACAATAATCTTGTCAACAACTTCTTCGATTGCAAGATCCTGACCGTAAACATCGGCTTCGAGCCCTTGTTGCAATTTTGACAAGCACACACTTTCGGTTTCCATTACTTGCTCTTCAGGAAGATTTACCATCTTGCTAAGTTCGAACTGAATTTCGTGTTCACCGATGACTCTATCTTCGGCAATCTTTAGATGGAATCGAGAACATGCACAGTCAATAAGATCGATTGCCTTATCTGGAAGTTTCTTATCTGCCTGATATTTAACTGACAACTTAATTGCAGCCTGGAGTGCATCATCCTTGATTTTAACATTGTGATGTTGTTCATAATACTTTTTAATGCCTTTAAGAATCTGCAATGTTACTTCTTGTGTAGGTTCGTCGATAGTAATACGTTGGAATCGACGCATTAACGCACGGTCCTTTTCGAAATGTTTGCGATATTCTTCCCAGGTAGTAGATGCAATAACCTTGATGTTTCCCTTACTAAGTGCAGGTTTCATCATATTAGCAAGGTCGTTTGCACTATTACCTCCTGAACCTGCACCGTTCATCATGTGTGCTTCGTCGATGAACAATACTGCTTGCCCTTTCTTTTGTAGTGCCTTGAGTACTTGTTTAAACCTTTCTTCAAAATCGCCTCGGTATTTACTACCTGCAAGCATTGCGCTAATGTCGAGGTTATAAACGGTGTAATCTTTAAGGAATGCCGGGACTGCGCCTTTAACAATATTATATGCAAGCCCCTCAGCAATAGCAGTCTTACCTACTCCAGGATCGCCTACAAGAATTACGTTGTTTTTACTGCGGCGTCCAAGTGCAAGTGCAATATTTTCAAGTTCGTCAACTCGACCGATAACGGGATCAACTTTACCCTTATTAACTTGTTCGTTAAGATTTGTGGTATACGCATTTAGTGCTTTATTACTTCCTGTATCTGGTTGATCCATTTCTTCCTCTTCGTCGACTGAATTGTTAAGATAATCGGCAAACTTGTCTTTATCGATTTCTGCCTGTTGTGTGTAATAGAATGCCCATGACTTCTTTTCACTCAACATTGCGAGGAAAACATCGGTAGGTTCAATTTTTTGACGACCATTAAACAGCACTTGCGTAAATGCTCGATTAAGAACACGTTCTACAGTTTGTGTCTTCTTTGGTTTTACGACAACTTCTTGTGTAGTGATATCTTTACACTTAGTAGTTAAGTAATCTGAAATATTACTTTTAAAGTTAGTGGGATTCGCTCCATACCCTGCGATACATTTAGAAAATGCATCTTCTTCGAGCATAGCATATAAAATATGTTCAACAGTGAGATATTCGTGATGCAATTTCTTAGCAGTTTCGACAGCTCGTTCAAAAACTGCCTGTAGGTTATCACTTGGTTCAACCATTATGTTTTCCTCTAAAAATGTTTATGATGTTTGATAATAGCATATGTAATGGGTGTAGTCAATCAGATCCAGTGATCTCCTTGTTAATATGTCGTAGTTTTGATACAATTGCCGGATTGGTGATTGCCGGAGTTTTAATATTAATGATGATCACAAACCGTCCTTTGTGCCCAGTATGGGGATTAGTAAATCCTTTACCTTGACTTGCGAATTCAGTTCCGGTTTCAACTCCTGCACGAACATCCAATTCCATTTTTTGTCCAGTAATTAATTGCAGTTTCTTTTTACACCCGATCATGGCTTCGATTGGGTTGATATCAAGTGTAGTATACAGGTCGTCTCCGTGTCTAGTAAATCGATTATCAGGTGCTACTAATATTGTAACATTTAGATTTCCTCGAGGTGCAGCAGGATTAGAATCGTCTCCGAGCCCTTGGTAGCGTATAGTTGCTCCATTTTCAACACCGGCAGGTACATTAATTACTACAGTCTGTGGCTTACCGCTAGGAAGGTTGTATGCCGCTTCTAATTGTTTTCCCTGATATGATTCAAGAAGTGTTATTTGGCATTGAATGTTCAAATCTCGATTTCGTTGCATATGAGGATGCTGTCTCCCGAACACATCGTGGAAGTGGGCACTAAATGGACCCCCGTTTCCAAAAATGTCATGGAAGTGAGCACCAAACGGACTTCCGCCTCCAAAGTGCATTTGCGGTCCGCCCATCCGCAGCTGGTCGTATTCGGCTTTCTTTTGCGGATCGTTTAATGTATCGTATGCCGCTGAAATGTCTTTAAATTTAGTTTGATCACCGCCTCTATCCGGGTGATGTTTCATAGCAAGACTTCTATAAGCCTTTTTAATTTCGTCAGGAGAAGCATTTTCGCTAACTCCGAGTGTTTCATAGTAATTCTGCATATTGGCCCTCTACTCAAAAAAACAGGTCAAGTAATATAGTATAATTATACTACATTAACCTTGACCTGTCAAATCTTTGATTGTCTTACTTCTTTGCAGGTACTTTAGTGCCTTCAAACTTGTGATGCATCTTCATGTTCTTGCATTTTTCTTTGCCATTGATTACAACACAAACTTTCTTAACTTCGCCTTCCTTAAAGTCTTCAGCTGCCTTTGGTGCTTCTTTTGCTGCTTCCTTAGATGCTTCTGCCTTTGCCGGTGCCTTGTCATGTTCACATGCGCTTGCTACGCTTACTGTTAAGAATCCGGTTAAAAAGATTGCTAATAAATGTTTCATAATTACTCCTATAGTGGTTCGTCAACTTGTGGTGCAGGACCTGGACCAAACGCTGTGCTAACAACTGGAGCAGGTGCAACTGGTGCTACTGGTGCTGGTTGTGCATATACTGGTGCTGGTGCTACCGGAGCAGGTTGTGCATACACTGGCGCAGGTGCTACCGGAGCAGGCGCAATCGGTGCTGCTGGCGCCGCAGGAGGAGTTGGTGTTGCTGCACCGTTAATCTTCTCTTGTGTACGACCATATGCTGAAATGCCTAATACTGCACCCATTGATAAGTGATATAATCCGCCGCCTTGTAATGTGATTGCTTGCCACATATCAACGTGTTGTCCCGGGTTTAAAAATTGTAAAACATTGTAAGTTACTGGACCAATGATAAAATCGAACAAACATGTTGCCATGTAAGTCCATCCCATCATAGGACGCCACTTGTCTGTAATTGTACTGTTTTGATCTGCCATAATTCGCTCCTTATGTTATTATATTGCTTTTGCTGCAATTGCCGCTAAAGTAATTGCTGCGTTTACTATTGTATTTAATTGTTTTTGTTCTGCTAAATCGGACGCACCTTCTACGATTCTTGTTTGTGTTTCTAAATCTTGAAGAAGTTCGCCGTATTCATCCGCACTTAAACTGCCGTTTGCAAAATTTTCTGTTAAAGACTTTGCATTACGGGCAATGCTTTGTAATTTTGGATCGGATGCATTTTCGTATGCGCTCAATCCATATAAGATATCGTTAGTTGTACTCATCGAGGTTTATCTCCTATAACTTCTTGAATTGTATTTGCCGATTCTTCTATAGTAGAAAGTTTCGTCTTACAATACGTTTCACTAATCTTTTTAGGATCAGCATATCTATTATGCAATCCAATTAACTCCTTATAGATTTCAGATGAAAGAACAGTTGCTTTTTCGTTATGTGGAATTTGAGCTGTATAATTTTTAAACTCTGTTCCCTTAACAAACAAGTATTCTGTCACATGATTCATCTTCTCTCTATCGTTACAGTTTTGAACATTTGCTTCAGCAGCCGATTTGATTTGATTGATTAATTGATATTCGTTCGAATCAAATTTAGCCATGAAGTAAGCATCTACTACTGCACATCCTGAAAGAGGAAGTAATAACATAAGCATTAAAAATCTCATTTTATATCCTCAAAAATATCATGTTGTACTTTATACCATTCTTGCCATGCTTGATATTTTATAGAAAGCTCATGATACTTCCCATAATTATCGTTAGCATTTTGAAGCAAATCGCTAAGATCCTTATCATTTTGATCTAGAGGTTTTAACTCCGGAGCCGGTTGCATTAGTACTGGTGGGGCTTCCGGGAATTTCATGTACAACGGAACGGTTGTAGAGCATCCTTGCAACATCAGGTAACTTGCACTCAGCATTAATAACGGCTTTATGTTTTTCGATTGCCTTTTTGTTTTCATGGACCTTTTCCTTTACTACTTTAACCCTTTCTATTACCTGTGTTTCGATTCTAACAGTTTCTTGTTTAGATTTTTCTTCGGCGATTTTTAATTGCGCTTGAACACTAGCAATTCGTTGTTGCCATTCCTCTTCGGTGTGCAACAACCCTTTATAGTATGAACCGGCGATTAATAACACCACTGAAACAAGTTTAATGGTAGGTCTGTACGGTATTAGGATAGGAATAAAAAAGCAGAAATATGCAACGACGAATCCTGCAATGCCTGCTAATAATATTGCATCAACTATCAAATATAGATAATTGCTAGCAAAGAATTGTATTAAAAACATTTTTATCCTTGTAATACGTGGACTGCATGAGCATAGTGTTTCTTACGATCTTCAAGACCGATAGTACCACCATTAATTCTCTTAGTCATTGTAAGTACATCGCCGCTATCTGCATATTGGTTAAGATTATTTGATTCCCAGAACCAACAAGCTGATTGAACAGCGCCTTCGAATGTGGAAAGATATTCTGCAACATCTTCTACTTCGACCCCCATACTTGCTGCAAACCAAGAATAGTTTTCTTTACCAGTTAATTGAATTAAGCCACGACCACAATAACGGAACCCGTCGCCACTTGCTTCGTCGCCATTTCCCATACGATTAGCATAAACTTTGTTTGCAATCTTTTCAGGTTGTCCTGCATATTGTGCTGCTAATGCATCAGTTGGGAAATACTTAGGAAATACTTTTCTTAATGTTACCGCACGATAATTTAGATTTTCTTTCAATGCCTTAAAACCGCCCGATTCGTGTGCGCATTGTGCTAAGAATGCAGCAACTCGAGGTGCAGTATTAATTTCATAATTAGGAAGAATATTAGAAAGTGCCTCATACCAATTATCGAGATATGGATTACCTGGAATAATCTTTGCTAATTTTTCTTTTGTAAAGTTAAACTTAAAACCTTCGCTCATTATTTTTTCTCCAATGCTACGGCCCAGCCGTTATTTTCGAATACAAAAGCGTTGCCTATTTTAGTAATATTATAATTACCGATTGACTTAGTTAGATATAACACTTCGGCAATATCCTTGTGTTCTAACATAATTGGTCCGCGAAGTGTATCATATACTTCGCGTTTTGGCCCGCTACTAATAATTTCAAATGTTAACGGATCTGCATACAAGCGTTTAAATGTAATAGATTCATTTGCAACACTAATATTGTCGGATGAGCTATTAACAAAGAAATTACTATAGCTATTTATGCTATGTTTCTCAGCTGCTAGCCTGTACCCTTCGGAATTAGTTGGAATTGCTGCTTCGAGATTTTCGGTCGATGCGTCAACACTTTTAAAACTTTTAAAATATCTAAAACGAAAATCGTCAATCCCGGTAATTTTTTCCATACCGTTTAATATTTCGCGGATTTGTTTTGCAGCATGTCGCGTTCTTTCGATTTCGAAATACACTTTATATGTGCCATCGTCAGTTTCTCCTGGACTAACATCGGCGTCGAGTACATAATCGTACCCCATTTCGATGAAATGTTCAAGATCTTTTGCTGGTTCTTCTTGTGTTACAGTAAAACTTACTGTGATAATATCGTCTTCGTCCCCAATTTTACTTTTATAAGAATCGATTTCAAAAACTTTTCTTACAAAATGTCTTAGGTCATTTGCTCTTAAACTTTCGATAATCATTTTAAATTGCCGGTGTTGATGCAGCACCTGCTGCCATTGGTTGAGGGGCTCCGCCCGGAGCCATTCCCGGAGCTCCGCCCGGAGCCCCGCCCGGAGCCATTTGAGCTGGCATTACAGGCGGCGCCGCTTCCTTCGGTGCAACTCCTTCTAGTTTTTCACCCTTTAACTTGTCCATGTACCCACGATATATGTCAAACGCGATCTTCTTAGGCATTTGAATTTCGACAATCCAAATTGGTTTATGGTCTAACTTACCTTTTTTTGTCCCTGGACGAAAATCTTCAGGTGTACGAATTCTTCTTGGTTCGATAAGATGGCTCTTTTGATATTTTACTTTACATCCCAATTCCATCAGTCTTCGTGCTGCTTCCGGGTTTGGCATCTTAGTTTTTGGCCACATAAATCCTGCTGTGATCCAGTGTCGATCAACTTGCGGCCCGTATGCCAATTCTCCATCGATCCAGTGTTCGTAAGCATACATATCCATTTCGTCTAATACTCGTTCAAAATCTTTTAGGATTGCAAGACTTGTATTATTTTCGTAGATATCGTCAATATTTTTAATAAGATCTAATACATCGTACATAGTAACTTCCAGTTTAACTATACTTATTTAGCTGGGTTAAAATGATAACGTAGCAGTTTTCTTTTATTTTAAACGATTAAATAAATTGTAGGACCTCTGTAGTTATCGGGCGGTCACTACATGTCCTACTTTACTATTAGAGTAGGAGATTTAACTACATGAGTAAAAGAGTGAAGAAGCGTTTCACATCAGACGTTCAAGTAATCGATTTTCATCAAACATACCTTCCACCAAAGAAGTCTCGCGTTTCCCTAGTTCCGAGAGGAAATAATCAAAAAGAATATGTCAATAAATTAAAAGATGATGACAAAAGTATTCTATTTGCAATCGGACCAGCAGGAACAGGTAAAACAATGTTGGCAGTTTTATACGGAATTAAGTTATTCCAGGAAGGCAAGATCGATAAAATTGTAGTTACACGACCCGCCGTTTCTGTAGATGAAGATTTAGGATTCTTACCAGGTACCCTTAATGAAAAGATGGCGCCGTGGACAAGACCTATATTTGATGTATTTGCAGAATATTATCAAAAGAAAGACATCGATAAGATGTTAGAAGAAGGGGTTATTGAAATCAGTCCACTTGCATATATGCGCGGACGTACATTTAAGAATTCTTATATTGTTGCGGACGAAATGCAAAATGCAACTATCAACCAAATGAAAATGTTATTAACACGGTTAGGTGAAAATAGCAAAATGGTTGTAACCGGCGATTTGGCCCAAGCAGACCGTTTAAATGATAACGGTTTGATTAACTTCTGTACCCTACTCGCAGAGAATACAGGATTAAGACATATTGATTTAGTCCAATTTGACGCGCGAGATATTGAAAGACATGATGCAGTAAAGGAGGTTCTCGCAATTTACGGAGACTAAACAAGAAAGGGCCCTAAGGGCCCTTTTTTTGATTATAAATCTTTTGAATAAATTCATGGAATAATTCTTCGTCCATGTCGGCTTTCATCTGATTAACAACACACCATACTAATTGTACATTTCCCGGTATGTAATCTTTAGTACTATCGATTCGATCGATTGAACAACTTCGTGGATTCCACCATCGTTTTCCGCTGTGATATCCTCCACGATCAAATTCAAGAGGTTCTCCTGTGAATACACATTTCCAACCTTGTTGTTGACCTAGACGAAATAGGTATTCTACGTCGATTTCAAATACTTTACCATCTTTTCTATTCTTTGCACGTCTAAGATTATGACTTAAGAATCGTTTTTTCGGATCATCCCATTTTGCAACTTCTTTTTTAAATTTTCTAGGTTGTGACATATATTATTTCTCGAGTTGTTCTACCTTTACACCTGAGTTGTTGAGAAATACAATTCCATCATCACTCCGATAAGAGTTACGATAGATAACACCGGTAATACCAGACTGGTATATAAGTTTGGCACAATCAAGACATGGGCTGTGAGTAATAAACATAGTAGCGTTAGAACCTGATTCAGTGCTCTTAGCCAATTTCGCAATCGCGTTCGATTCCGCATGAAGGACCTCTGGATTTGATTTTAAATTATAACGACCGCGTGTATCTTCAAACGGCCATCGGTGTTCGATATCTTCTACGTCTAACCATCCGCCTGCATCACAGCTCATATAAACTTTATGTTCGCAATTATTATTCCAACCGGCTGGCATTCCATTATATCCGATTGAAATAATACGATCATCTTTTACAATAATTGCACCAACATGTAATCGTTCGGCATAACTCAGTTCCGCAAATATTTCTGCGGTTTTCATATAGGCTTCTTTAAATTTCTGTTTCATACTACGTGATTAAAAACAATAGTTGCCCAGTATTTTGCATTTTTTGAATTCACATGTACGTCAACTTTATCCGGAAAAACAAACATCTTATTTGTGTCTTCAAATCTTCCTTCTGTAATTGTATCAACCCAAACTATATATCTAGGATCAAAATTATCACGCATTACTGGCAATGGTGCAACAAAATCACAAATGACAAAGTCTTCTGTGCGAACATTTGCTAAATCTCGCATACGTTCGCTTTGACGAATTCTTCCGGCTTCAGTAAAATCCCAATCATTGTATTCTCTTCGAATGTTATCGGCGTTGAGCCAGTGTACCGAATAGGTTGCTCGGGTTAAGATATTAACTAATTCTTGTGCTAAGGTAGTCTTACCAGCACCGGGCAATCCCATAATTAATATTTTTTTCATGGATTCAAGTGTGCTAATCTAATTAAAGTTGCTGCAAGGTTAATTTCTGGATCGATTACCAATGCGTGGTCTACAAGTCCTTGTTTAATAATAAGAATTGCTTTATCTTGAATAGTCTCGTCGCCAAAAATATCAACATGGTCATACAGCCAACGAAAGATTTCTCCCATTTCTTCGGGATCGGCTTGACTACAAATTAATTTACGAGCTTCTGAAATTTTACCAGCCTTAAACAATTCGACCATTTCGGTTCTATAGTCAGTACTAGAATCGATTGCATCTAACTTACGCAATATCCCTGATTGACTATTTAATTGCAAATTATTAATGCACTTTCTTAAGTCGGGGTATACCGCTTTTACATAAGCATCGAGCGTATCTAAATCAAATTCAACGTTTTCGTTAACAAGAATCGTTGCAACCCGAGCTGTGAATTCAACTTCGTCAGTTCTGTCTATATGCACTGATTGAAATCGACTGTGCAATGGAGGCAAAATTCGATGCGGATAGTTACACGTCATTACAAATCTAACACTATGAGAATAGTCTTCCATTAGATATCGTAACGCAGGTTGTACAGACTGCTGATTCATGTAATCTGCTTCGTCAACAAATACAACTTTAAATGGACCGAACGGTCTAGTTGAACAAAACATTTCGACCTTATCGAGCCATTCGATTTTCCTACCTTCTTTACTACCGTTAGCATACATGATGTCTTCTTCTTGAACACCAATTTCTTCTAGCAATATTTTTGCTAATGTAGTTTTACCAACCCCCGCTTTTCCGCTGAGTAAAAGATGCGGGATAGTACCTTGTGCAATCCATTCGTCAATATCTTCTTTTAATTGCGGATCTTTAAGAACATATCCGTCCATTGTCTTAGGGCGATATTTGTCAACCCATAAATCTTTCATACAATCTCCTTTGGCCTGTTAGTATTGTAAATTATAGAGAAAAAAACAGGGCATGTCAATCCCTGTTTTTATATTAGATAATAAAATCAGACAACCCGGGGCGGGTCTGCGTTGCAAATTCGCCAAACATGTCATCAGCCGGCTCATCGTCTGACACTACTAAAATACCATTTGGATCGATCCTAAACAGTTCAATTTTATTTTCGTCATCGGTTTCGGAAATTTCGACACCTCGAGTCCATCTGCCATGTTCTACAAGTATCCATTGTCCGACTGATACAAGAGTTTGTAATGGTCCCACAGCATAAATCTTTGCCCACCGTGGCCGAACTCCTTCACTTGTTCCATTATCACTTCTTAATACGATTCCACTTGACGTAGTTCGTTCTCCAAAATTCATTTCAGTTACGAGAATGTGATCTTGAATTGCTGTTAATTTCATTCATTTCCCTCTGGATCCATGTCTTCAACATTTTTACGAGTTTTAGCCGGTGTTGATTTTACTTCTACTTTTTCTTCCACTACAGGTGCGGGTCTAGTGCTTCGTTGATCTGGGACATTAGATGTTACTGATACTTCTTCCCTTCTACGAATAACTTGTCCATTTGGGCCAAGTTCGTCACCCCTTGCGTTTACTCGCACGTTACCTACTGCAACTGTCATTTCATTTTGCATGACAAGTTTATGCATGTCAACTTCTTTACCGTTGATTGCTGTTTTATATACTTGTCTTGATTGTTCCTTTAATGGCATACAATGTTCTCCTTTGATTGAATACTTATCTCAAGAATTCTCGCCAGTCTAAATTATATTTTAGACTATCCACGCGATGTACTCCGATGAGATATAATACATAACTTGCAACACTAGACCCCCTACCTACTCCGTACACGATATTATTTTTACGTAATATGTCAACTAGATATTTTAGATAAAATAACAAGTCCATCATACCATGTTCTATAAATGCTTCTAGCTCTTCACTTACACGGGTAGTTTGTTCTGCGGTTTCGCACATTCCGTATAACATTTCCATTAAGTTTGGATAATAGTCTTCAGGCATGAACCAATTCGTTTGACTTAATCTATCGAATTCTTCGATAGAAATATTTTCTGATAAGAAATCATTGAGTAAAAAATTAGAGATGTGTTCTAGTTGACGTATCTCTTTATCAGAGTCAACTGTAATGTCCGTGAGACAATCTACCTTACCTTGATAAAGTAGATTGAAAATATCTTGCGAGTTGTATATAGGATTGTTGTATTTGTCTAGGCGCATGCCTATATTTTAATTGACGTTTATAAGTTTGTCAAGATCTTTATTACGACTTTCCATCATCTTTTCCCATTCTTGTTGTCGTCTTATAGCTAATTCGGCTTTATACGTTTCTAATACTAAAGAAATTTGATGTTGAAGTTCGTATCCTGGTGCCATAAAGTACTTCTTCGACAGCTCATTAATTTTATTTTCGAGCTCTGAAGTTTTAAGATTGGCTAAATTTCCGACTAATGGATGCATTAGAATTCTCCAAGATACCGAATATATACAGTTGCACCGGCATCGTACGACCATGCTTCGATACCTTTAATGTTATCAGCCGTGCCAGCTGTTAGGGTTGCTTTAACTGTTGCGTCACTAGAAGATGTACTTCCAGTTACAGTAATTGTTGGAATTACGGTATTATATCCGTCGCCTGGATTTATAATAGTTATGCCAAAGATGCCCGATTTTACTGTTAATTGTGCGCCAGTACCTGATCCTGTAACAGCAGTAACATTTTTGACACCCGAAATCGGTAATACTAGCGGTCCGCCATTAGTTCTTACATTAACTGATCCAATCGGACCTGTAGAACCACCGCCGGTGATAGAAGCAACAGTAAATGTAATTGCAGAATTGCTATTTAAAACTAAAATATCTCCGACAGCATATCCGTTGCCGGCATTTCCGCCCGAAGGAGTTGGACTAATAACTTTATAAGTTGCAACTAAAGTAGGTACAACAAACTGTAATACGGGATCACCGCCGGTAATAGTAATAGTTGCAGGAGTGATATAATCAGTTCCGGGCGTAATTACGGTTGCACTAAGTAATGATTCTCCGCCGACAGTAAATCCCGGATTAGCAATATTTGCAAGACTTAAAATAATACCGCCAATAGATGTTTCGTCGGTTAATACCACAGCATCTCCTGGAATACCTGCATTTGTAGATGCAGATACTGTAATCTGTAAATTATTGATGGTCTTTACATAATAAACTGAACCGCCAACTAATCCGCCGATCGATTTATTTAAAACAACTGCGGTGTTAACAGTTAATCCAGTTGCACTTGAAAGTGTTAATACATTTGTTCCTGATGATGCTTGCGATACTAAAATATTGCCGACTGGTGATGATGGAAAATTGATATCATACTTGATAGCACCAGAGTTTGCTGTTGCAAATGTAGGAACAAATACCCCGCCTAGATTGCTTTTAAAAAATGCACGAACTATACCGCACCCTGAAGCCGGCCAATGCTTAAATGTAAATGCAGTATTTTGGGTTAATGTAAATTGTTGAACAGGACCGTTGTTTAAATCGATGTCGGCAGCAGATGTTGTAACAGTAGATGAATAAAACACTCCGTTAAATTGGCTGTAATATCCATTTGATAATGTGCTACCGTTGAAATTATTGCTAACTGCAACATTATTTGCATCGGCACTAACAATTGCGTGTGATTGCAATGCAGTAATTTCTGATGCTGCGGTATTCAAACCTTCTTGAATAGCAGAAAAATTATCTCGAAATCCTTGGCTATTATTATCTTGTCCGGCAATCGGATATAAAATATCGATGTTGCTAGTATTAATTTGGCTTGTCATAGGGTAATCCTGTCGTTTCTAAATACAAGATATTTATCTGCTATAGATCCTTCTACAGCATCGATTGTATATCTGTCTATGGTGTAATCTAATAATGTGAAATCAAATCCACTATACTTAATGTTTAAAATAATTTTATCTGCGGTTCCTGGTTTACAATAACAAATCGGAACTGCTAGCTGAAAATCTAATTGTTGTTTTGATCCTAGTTGAATACTTCTCATCCATAGAGGTAAAAAGTTTCTTTCGGATAATCCAACACTTTTAAGTTTCTGTCTCCAATTTGTAATACTACTCGGATAATAAGTATTAATATTTGGATCTGAACTTATATAACCAGTGCGATCGATAGTGATCATTAACTCTGGTCGAACAGAATTTAGTGCAATATCAGATGGTATGATATTCCACATCGTTAACCCTTCGTCTACTGTAATTGGAGATGGGTCTTTTCCTAATTGTGTTAATTTGCTGGGTAAATGCTGTCCGTTAGGTTCTAATGGATCGATCATTTCCATATAAACAACTTCGTATACTGCATCGGTTGTTCCCGGATTATATGCAATAGCTTTCTTTATTCCGTTAAAATTAAATCTCTTTTTCTTATGATTCAAACCGATTGCGCTTATATATTTTGCAGCCTCTACAGTTTCGATTCCAGCGTAAATTAACATAGATAAACTTTTTTGAATTCCAAAGTTTATATCATTAGATCGATAAATGCTCAACGGAGAAAAAATGTTCGGATTGTTAATAAAGTCGTTCCATTTTGATCTTTGATCTAATTTTAAATATGGTTTGACTTTTATATTGCTATATGAAACGTCACTAGGTGTAGTAACAGTAATAGTAAATGTTCTAGAAGTAGCACCGTATCCAAATAAAATTGTTGCCGTGACTGTGAATACAAAGTCACAATCGATTGTAGTAGTACTGTTATCTAAAAAGAAATCAAAATTAGTTATACCTGCTGTTGTCGGAGTACCAAATTGATTTACTTTCCCTATAATTTCACCGTCAACATTTAAACTTAGACCTGGTGGTAATTGACCTGATGTTAGCGAATAAACCACAACACCGTTTGAAATAACTGATGACGCTTGCACTTTTAATGTAGAAATATAATTAGCAGCAATATCTCCTAGGTACGGATCGGTGTTCCACGTAATTGCACTTTCGATCTCACCGATTACATTAATAGTAAATACTCTCCACGATTTTGCAAGTTCCGATGTGGTTCCGCTTCTTCGTATAGCTACAATAGTAAATTTATATGATGCAGTAATAGCTGGTTGATAAGGAACATATCCATATAATACGTTATCATTTTCGTCAAATTCCATTCCCGGAGGTAATTGGCTTAACGACCCTATAGTAAATCTAACTCCGGACGGAACAGTTGCCTCTAATATACTATCTAATGTTACCCGATATTTTGAATCTTGCATAGGTTGAACAGCAATAATTTGATGAATCGTAGATGTTGCTCCGAAAAATAACCCATCAAAGGTGAGATATTGACCGACAATTGGAGTGGATGATGCTTCGTAAAGTGTAAGATGAGTACCTCCGAGAACATTATCCGTTGATAACAACTGTAGGGTAGTTGCAATGATATCTGCATTTACTAATTCTTTACTACAAATAACATTAAGTGTATCATATAAGGTTACTGGAATGAGTACGTAATTATTTGCTCGTATAGTGCCTAAATTACCTGGTGTACTCCATACTGGTGCAGTTAGATATGTTGCGTCAGCTGTAAATAATCCTGAACCGTCGAGTAATGTATTATTGTCGGCTTTAAAATAATCGTCGCCGACTACAAAAATATCAAATTTTCTTGAAACAACATTGTCGCCATCGGTTACTGAGACAATAAATTCGTAATTTCTATTAAGTTGTCTTGGAATGTTAATAGCTGCATTAAAATCATAAAACACACTATCAAAAATGTAACTATCATATCCGTTGGTTGAACGATATCCAAAATCAAATGCGACATTATCGTACGGGCCAGTATCGTAACTACCGTCACCATCTTCTGGTTTGATTGACAATACCGGTTGTATGAATCCCACAAGACGTCCAGAATCAGTTAAAATCAAACCAGGTGGTAAGATGCCATCTTCATCGGCGATGAAAAAGGTTAACTTTTTTCCAGCAACTAGCGATAAATCATTAACAACTATTTGAAAATCAATATACGTATCTGCTAACGCAAATAATTGTTGGCTAGGTCCTAACGGTAATTCGCCCGCTGGAGTAATAAACACTGGAATTTCAGTATTGTTGATAGAGATACTAAACGTTCTATCGGAAACATCTGTGCTATTGTCTGCGCGGATACAGAATGTAAATTTTGTTAATCTTGGAACAGTAAATGGTGTGCCGATAATATGATCATTTTCGATTCGTAATCCCGGCGGTAGTTGACCTGATATCACTGAAAATGTAATACCAGCCGATGTTGATACCGGTAAAGGAATGTTAATAACCGTTCTTTCTTCAAATTGTCCGAATGAATATCCGGATTTTATAGTCCATATGTCTAGCGCCATACTTGCTCTCTTTTATAGCAGTATTTATCGCTATTTTTAGTTTACGATGTTGCCGAAATTTAGATTATTGTTTGAATAGACTGGATCTGCAATGTATCCTAAATCTAAAACAGTACCTCTATCTCCGGAAACTTTAGATCCTGCTGGGGATAAAACACTTCCCATATCTACTATTAGCTGATTAGATTGTAAAATTAATTCTAATAATCCCGCAATAATCGGAATATTAATACCGAAAATTGAAGTTTGAACATCGCCTCCGTAAACATAATTTCCATTAAGATTCAATGTTCCAGCTAATGTAGGATTGAGATCGTTTTCTAGAGTAGTAGTGGTTTCTAGATTTACTGTATTTGCTGCACTCGTAATAGCAACAGTATTTCCTGTGCTAGTTAGGCTTTTAAATTCTAAATTTGCAACATTTCGATCTTTGAAAAGACCGACTCCGGATCCTAAATTAGCACCATTAGAAATATTAGTTTCGGTGTTTAATGCAGTAAAATTAGCATTAACTTTTTGAAAGGCAGTTCGTAAATCGTCGCCAGTACCGTCGTTAGCATAATTTCCTAAATTTACTAGTTGTAATGTCATGTTCGTTCCTTTTTAGTATTTACCGCTTTAGCAGTATTCAATTCTTTGTACTTTTTAGGGCTTACGTAAGTGGCATTTTGCATTGAATTAGCACCTTGCATAACCAGTCCTAAGTTATTAGTTGTGCTATATTTTTGCCATTCGGTTTCATCTTGCTCTATATAATGATCGTGCATACGAACCACCGTAGCAGTAGTTGAAACTATGTCAACAATATCTAATCCTAGGTGCGCTTCTGTACAGACTACACCTCGTTGTTGTGCATGTTCTATGAGCTTGGCCGCACCTTGGGGTTTGACTATGTAACCGTAAGCACCAACATAATATCCGCCCGAACTGTGCCACGAGTAGTCTGCGGGTCTGCGGGTATAACCTATGGAGTTAGATAAACTAGCTTCGACTTGATCGTTGTAACCCTCTTTAAACCACTGGTAGCAGTCTAATCTTAACACTTCATCAAAATGATCTAACACATCTTCGGGCAAGGGCCTAATGAATATACCATCGTGTTCTAAGATTATGATAGGTTCGTCGAATTCTAGACATTTCTGCCACAGTTGAAAATGGCTAAGAAAACAGCCTTGGTGTCCTGGTTTATCAATTATAGTATAATTTAGAAACTTATCTATACCGTACTCTTCAAATAATGGTCGACTATTATAACCTAGAACAGCAGGATGTAGTTCTAATGTAATACCATACTGTTCAGCAGACGTTCGTGCCTCAGCAAATATCTGCCGAGCAAGCTCACTAGCTTCTAACACTATGGCATAGGCTTGCATATTACCAAGTTCCGCCTGTTAAAGCTACACGCTTCCAAATATCCGTAGTACCATCATAAGCATTTGTGCAATAGAACATATAGTTACTGTTAAATGCTACCATTCCTAGATAATCGCCAGATGATCCTTTACTGCTATTGGGTGGATGTGCAAGAATCTGTAGTCGCGGAGATTGAAGTGAAACGCTAGCAGTATTACTACTACCTATGTAAACCTGTCCGCCAGTATCACCGTAACCAATATAGATGCTTGGAGCATCTAGATTTATTGTGGTAGATCCTATTAGGTGTAGATATTGCCCCCATTCTCCGCCAGTAATCGCTCCTGGAACAGTTAAAGTACCGTTAGCACCAAATGTAAATGATTTTGTTTGGTACCCGGGCGGGCTACTCATTACATACCCTTCTGTTTTAATAACAATATCTTCGTCACGGTTTGCAACTATATTTCCCGGCAAGGTTAAATCACCGTCGGTGCCGAACGTCCAAGAACTAGGACTACCATCGTAAACTGAAGACTGCAATACTAAAGGCACGCCAGGCGCTGCTGCAAATGTTGTTGATCCTAATCCTATGGTTGTGCCGAATATTTTCGAAGTGTCAGGGAATGTTAAACTTTGATCCGAACCAAATGTCCAAGATGGTGTTAATCCATTATTACCATTATTCCCTGTACCTTTTAATGATATACTAAAATTGGCACTATAATTGTTGTCATCTATTGATTGCAATCTAGCACCCGGAACGCCGTTACCTTCATCAGTGTAAGTAAAGAAATCAATAGCACTTCCAGTACCTCCGCCTCCCGCAGTATTGATTAACGCTAATTGTGTTTCAACTTGTCCCGACGGTCCTGTATTATTTAAATTTAGGGCTGCCGGAGTTACATTGCCTATACTACTGCTTCCACTATACGTCGGGCTAGGTAAAATTCCAGTCCATGCGGTAGTTTGCGTAGTGTTGTCATTAAATTTAATTCCGCCGATATATAAATTACCAGCTGTGGTAATCTTAGCGGCTAGTGTTCCGCCACCGTAAAATTTGAATCCTAGACTATCGTTATTCGCTTGATCCACATTAAACCAAATATGGCTACCTTCGTAACCTATAGCATAGTTATATTGCGTTCCTTCATTACCAAAGTCGTATAATCTAATAGCATCAGTAGTTCCATTAATGTTAGGAACACCTAATTTACCTTGCGGGAATATTATATTACCTGGTAAGGTTGTCTGTCCAAACCCGTCAAATCTCCATTGGTAATCTCTGCTTTGTGTACTAATCCAAACTGAACTTTCACCACCAGATCCGTATCTCAGTGTTTGAATTTCAAAGTCACCCAATCTACTTGCAGGAGTATGTGTATCATAGATAAACCTAGCAGGGGAAGTTCCTAGTTTACCTACTTCTATATAACCATCGTTTTCATCAATGAAAAGTCCATGGCTACCGTTTGTGCTTAATCCTAGATATACAGCATCGGATTGTATGCTACCTGCGCTCAAGCTCAAATTATGTGTCCCCATGGGCGGAACTTCGTCATTTGTTGTAGTAATCGTTAGTGGATAGTTAGTTGGAAGAACCAGTTTTCCTGGAACCGGTAGACTTAGACTACCATCAACACCGAGTGTTAATACATTGCCACTAGCATTAAATTGAATATTATAAAGGGACTGAACAATAGCATTTCCTTGATCGGCACTTTGAGGAAGATTAAATGTTCCATCTGGTCCAAAAATCCATAGAGCAGCACCTGCTTGAGAGGTAACATTGCCTTCGGTGTTTACTAATAATAAATCAAATAATCCGCCATTACCTTGCCCGGGAATGACAATTTTATTGTCACTATCGTCGCTTGGATTAATAATAATGTTTTGTCCTTGAGCGGTATGAATAACATTATTCACAAATCTAATAACACCAGTATCGGCACCGGACCCGCTAACAGTTTGCCAACTAACAGTACCTTGACCATTTGTAATTAATGCTTGTCCAGATTGTCCGTCGTGTGCTGGTAGAGTATACATGCCATCGAATGTAATAGTTCCATTTTGATTTACTACAATACTACCATTGTTTAATTGGGCGATAATACTTTTACCGATCCATTTTGTACCATCAAATGTATATGTTACACCGTTTGGTGCAACATATGTTTCGCTGTCTACTGGATTATTTGGAAAATTTAACATTTTAATTTACTCCTTATGCCCAAGTACCAACTGAAGTATCAGCACCTGCTGCACTTATTGGGTAAATTTCCATTATTGCACCTGCCTGGATATAAGAGCTAGATCCTGGAGTCGATGTACTTAATCCAAAATATGGAATCAGGGTTCCTCCAGTTGTACAATCGAGATTCCCATCGATAATGATGCTATAATACTGCGAACCTGATGTAGTATTTGCAATCGTAACACCTGTAGCAAATCCAGAAGTAATATGGTTACTCATTTGATATGTTTGTGTAGGAGTAGTCTGTGATGAGTTGCCGCATGGGTTAACCCAATAAGTATTTTGAGCTAATACTGCTGTTCCTCCAACTGCAAATTGAGGAGCACTTGTTAACCTACTGCTATTTGAAAGATATACAGTATATAATATACGGTAATAGTATCTTAATCCACTGCTTATAGTAACTCCCTTACCAAGTAAACTCTGAACAGATGCTTGGTTAGTTAATGTATGATTAGCATTTAAAACAAACACTTGTGGATTTTTTACAATGCCGCGTTCTGCATTGTTCGAAGTAAAGTATAAAACCTTGCCATCAAATTCTGCTGCGCCTTCTACTGCGGTACTTAGATTTGTTCCTGTTTGGAATGTTAATGGAGCAACACTTGCTGTACCTGCTGCTAAAGTTAATGAGCCCGGCATTGTTACAGCACTCGGTAAACTTAATGTTACTGCACCCGTGCTTGCCGAAACAGCGATTTGATTTGCTGTACCAGTTAAACTTGTTACCGCAGTTTGTATTGGAGTAAATCCTAATGCTGATGTAACTTGGCTTGATGTTAATGTTCCACCGTACGTACCTGTAATAGTTGAAGCAGTACCGCTTACATTACCTGTAACATTACCTGTTAGCGCACCTGTGAATGTTGTGGCACTTACACTTGTTAATCCAGCTAATGTAGTAGAAGTTCCGCCTAATGAAATTGATGTAGTACCAATTGTTACTGAACTATTTGTTAATTTGTTATTAGCAATACTTCCAGCTAACATTGTATTAGTAACAGTTCCGGTGTCAGACGAAGTAATAATGCCAGTTACTGCACCAGTTAATGAGCTATTGATACTTGTAACCCCGGTATTAGTAATAGTAACTGCACCGGTTCCTGAACTTACATTAATACCAGTTCCTGCAACCGCACTTGTAACACCGGCATTTGTTAATGTAATAGTTCCGCCTAAAGAAACAGTTCCTCCACCACTCATTCCGGTGCCTGCTGTAACTGTAACTGAACTATTTGTTAATTTGTTATTAGCAATACTTCCGGCTAACATAGTGTTAGTAACAGTTCCAGTATCGGTTGTATAAACACCGTTAGTTACTGTACCTGCATTACCTGTAATAGAACCTGTAATAGTTGAACTGAATGTCTTAGTACCTGCAATAGTTTGTGTGCCACTTAATAGCATAACTGCTGTGTTATCTACTGCAATCGTAATAGCACCTGAACCATTGTAACTTGTACCAGTTAATCCTGTGCCAATTGTTAATGTGTATGGATTAGCGGCTGTAATTGTAATATCCGCTGAACCATTAAATGCTATACCGTTGATGTTACGACTAGTTGCTAATATAGTTGCAGTTCCAGCATTACCATCGATACTAACTCCCGAAAGACTTAACGCCCCGCTAGCTCTATTAAATGGTACACTAGTTGATCCTAAGTATACGCTCGAGTAAACAGTAGGCGCACCGGATAATTTGCTGTATGATAAGCTAGTTAACCAAGTTGGATCTGCATACGAACTAGATGTGTAAACACCGTTAGTCACTGTACCTGCATTACCACTTACATTGCCTGTAACATTACCTACAAATGCAGTCGATGTGACACTAGTTAAACCTGCAATAGTTGTTACGGTATTACCTAATGTTATGTCAGTGGATCCGATTGTAACTTTGCTATTTGCAAGCATTGTGTTAGTTACTGAACCTGTTGTTAATACGCTAGTAACATCGGATGTTTGTAATGTAATTGCTCCGGTTCTAGTATTGAAACTAGTAACATTTGCACCTGACGGGATTCGTTGCCATACAGTTCCACTATAAATGACAAAGTCACCAACATTAAATGTAATATTTCCATGACCGAAATTATGAGTACCTGCGGTAGTTACAACATATTCGTAACCTTGAGTACCTGTTCCGTCAGCTAGACTTGGACTATTTGCAGTTGCATCCCATGTACCTTGGTAATTAACACCACCTAATAAACTTGGAGGAATTTGGCTTGTTGTTAAATAACCGCCAGTTAATGTAGCAATGTTAGTTACTGCACCTGCTTGTCCATTTACACTTAGTACGCCAGTGTTGTTTAATGTTACTGATCCACCTAGTGCTAACGACCCGCCACCACTTAATCCAGTGCCGGCAGTAATAGTCATGGTAGCACCGGTAATTTTACTTGATGCTAAATCAGTGATCCAAGATGGATTTGAATATAAATTGGTTGTATAAACACCATTAGTTACTGTGGCTGCGTTTCCTGTAATCGATCCGCTGATTGGATTACTTACTGTTAAGTTTGTTAATGTTCCTACTGTTTGTAAATTTGAATTAATTACAGTTGAATTTAATGTAGTTCCGGTTAATGTTCCTGCCGCTGCGGTTACTGTTCCACTTGCACCTAAATTAACTTGTGTACCATTTATCGTTACATATGGATTTGCTATTTTATTATTAGAAATACTTCCAGCTAACATTGCATTAGTAACAGAGCCGGTATCAGTTGTATAAACGCCGTTAGTTACTGTACCTGCATTACCTGTAATAGAACCTGTAATTGTATTTGTAACAGTTAAGTTAGTTAATGTTCCTACACTTGTTAAACTTGAATTAACAATACTTGAATTTAGTGTAGTTCCAGTTAAAGTATTTGCACTTGCTGTTACAGTACCGGATCCACCTAAGTTTATAGTAGTTCCATTAATTGTTATGCCAGTGTTTAATAGTTTATCATTGCTAATATTTCCAGCTAGCATTGTGTTAGTAACAGTTCCAGTGTCGGATGTATAAACAAGTGTAGTTGGTTTGTTGCTAATACTGCCCCAAGTTAACTGACTAGTAGTTGCATAGTTTGCATCATTAGTAAACGATGAAACTGCGGTAGGAGCACCCGTAATTTTTGTATATGCTAAACTAGCAATCCAGTTTGGATTACTGTAAGATCCGGTTGTATATACACCGTTTGTTACAGTAGTTGCATTGTCTGCAGATGTAGCATTTGCAACATATCCAGTAATTTTAGAACCTGCTAATGATGCGAGCCAATTTGGATTATTGTATGTTCCCGAAGTATACACACCATTAGTAACTGTACCAGCATTACCACTTACATTGCCAGTAACATTACCAGTTAAGTTTCCTGTTACATTACCAGTTAATGTGCCATGTAAAGTTGCAGCGGTTACATCACCAACGACATTTAAACCTGTGTCACTTAATGTAGCGCGAATGTTGCTTAGGAGCGTACCGCCGGTGTGGAACGCGATAGTTTTTGTTGCAGTTGCAGTACCGATTGTTAAATTGCCGTCGCTGTTATATAAGTATGCATCATTTGCACCACTAACAGTCCATCCAACGCTAGTTCCGTTATAGGTACTACTATTAATACCCATATCTATAAAATGAGTTCCGTCTGTTCCTAAATCATTTTCTGCTACAAAATCTGATGATGCATTTGTTCCATTGCTGTGATTTTGTTGTACTAATTGAACATAAGAATTTACATTAGCATCGATTTGTAAATCTGAATTAGGATAATCTATACCTTCGTATGCTGTGCCTAAATGTGCTGTTCCTGCAACTCGTATGTTACCACTTAATGTAGCATTGGTTGCTGTTAATTGTTGGGTGTTAATTCCCGAACCATCTGTATCCCACCAATCGTTAGATAAACTGTAAAGAATTGAACGAGCAAAACTTCCTGTTCCTAATATAATACCACCACCATCTATTTGACTCGACAATGTAGCATTACTTGCTAGATAAAGGATCTTACCATTAATACTTGCACTAGTATTGATAGTTTGTGTTCCATTAACTGTTAAGTTGTTTACTGTTAAATTATTAAAAGTTGGATTAGAGGATGTATCGATATTCTGTGGTAAACTTAATGTTAAATTCTTACCACCTGCATCTGTTACATAAACTTGCGCTTGTGTACCATAGACATTTTGCACACCGGTTGCATTTAATGTAATGGCACCGGTAGTAGTATTTTGTTGTAATCCAGTTCCTGCGGTAATCGAAGTAACAATATTTCCAGTGATTTGTCCGGAAGTAATTGATCCAGTCCACGCGCTAGTTTGTCTTGTACTATCTGGGAATGTAATACCTCCAGTACCGCCACTTGTTGTTGCTAAGAATTTAATTCCGCTAGTATCAAATGTAAGTGTATTTGATTGTATTGTGTTTGTTCCGGTCGGAGTCAATGAAAATACTACCTTACTACCTTTAGCAGTATCAGTATAATTTTCTGTCGCTTGAATATCTATACGACCTATACCTAATGTGTTAAATCCAGTTGCTCCGTAACCATTACCGGCTAGTCTTATCATCACATCGCCGCTTTGTGTAGCAGTAGGGGTATCGAGTGTACCTCGTGCCATTCTTCCTGCAAGCACATTGTATGCACCGGTACCAAAACTATCAGATACTAATCTACATGGATTTCCATCCTGATTGATCCAATGTGTCATTGTTCCTGCATTATTCAACGGAACTGTGTTAACTAATGCTGATGTACCAAATACAGTTAATGGACTAGCGTTTGGTCCGAAGTCTGTAGATAAGACGTTAAGATTACCGCTGTTAATTTGTGTGCTTCTATTGATAACAAACTTACCAGTAGCGCCAGTTGTTCCCAGTAATAAATCTTGTGAAGTATCTACTAGCCCAATTTTATTATTAGAGAATAAGAAGTTACCAACTTGTAATCCAGCACCACCTTCAACATATAAATTACCATCGCGAGCACCGATTGCTAAGTCTACTCCTAATGTTTCGTCAAGTACATAAAGCGTACCGGTACCTAACCATAATTCTTTAAATCGTTGTGCCGGGCTACCTAATCTCCAAATGTTAGTAGTATATGGTAGGATGTCACTATGCGGAACAATGTTACCACTTGCTCCCGCATTTAATGTGATATCGGTATTGTCTAGTGTTTTGATACTTAATCCCGCATTAACAATTTGTCGAGCGGTTGTTATTATTGTTCCGCTTGCAGGTTCTGTAGTTCCGAAATCTGTATTAACAATCACATAAGTTGCATATGTATTTGATCCAACAAATACAACAGTACTGTTTACGGGAATACCTGCACCAGCAATGATATCATTAATTTGTAATATAGGAGAAGGAGTAGTTGTAAATGAATATACCGTCCACGGTGCCGAGATACCATTAGTAATACCATATGCCCCAGTTGTTAATGGAGTAGTTGAACTGTGAGCTATAACTTCTGCAAGTACTAAATTAGCAATATTTGCAATAATTGTACTAGTACCGGAAATTAATGTACCAACTGGAATCTTAATACTATTAGTTGATAACGAGCCAGTTCCGTTGGGTAAAATAACAATATCACCATTAACATCGTGTCCGGTAATAGTTTGGTCACTTATTGTTAAGTTTCCTAATTGATTGATACTTGCACTTACTGTTCCATCGCCCGAAATAACTAAGCCAGTGCCGATTTTAATACCACCTAATACACTCGACGAAGCAATTGGTAATGTATAAGCGTTCAATGCCGATAATCGTCCATCACCGTCGATAGTTAAATTGTTTCCTACAATAATTCCGCCTAATTCACTCGGACCAGCTTTAGGTAAAGTATATTCTAATTCTGGAGCAGCATCAACCCATGTCGAATCAAACCAAACATACAGTCTGCCCGAAACAGGATCGTACCATAATTCACCGGTTGTTGGACTTGTTGGAGCAGTTGTTGAAGTATTAATTAATGAAGTACCTTCGGGAATAGTTATTGTATTCCAGAATAAATTAGTACCATCATTAGTAAGGTATTCTCCGATATGTCCAGTTGGTGTTGGAATTACTCCTTGTAGGTTTCCATACAGTTCTTGAAAATTAGCATTTATTTTTATAAATGCGGTTCGTAATGGATCTCCGCTTCGATCATTTGCTGTTTGTCCAATATTGATTAATTGCTTCGTCATTCTTATGCTCTCCCTACGGCAACTTGAATCACTCCGGCTTCGCCGTAGTCTTTATCTTCTAACGCTTTACCTACTATGCTTCCTAATGTAGGATTACTTGCTTTTACTGCAAATCCTGGAGTAGCACTTGTTGTTAACATATCTCCTTTCTTAACTCTACCAACAACCTTACATGGAACTCGTCCTGCTAATGCAATACACACCTTAATTCCTGTTTGATCGGCATTCATTACATACGCAGGATCGGTTGTTACTACTCCTGCTAAACGAGTGTCATTCATGTTGTCGGTAGTAGTAACTTCCTTATCTCCTCCAAATACTAATACTGTGCCTGGAGAATATTCCATATCCCCTTCGTAGAATTCTGCTAAGTCCGCGTATGTTGCTTGTAATTTACTTGCACCTACTAAACTCCAGTTGCCTTGAATCGTTCCGGCAGTAGTGTCACTTCCTGTTGTAATATTAGTAGTTTTAAATGTTCCTAATGTACAATCGAATGTGCTACCAGCAGTTAATGACCAATTGCCAGTTAGTGATCCTGCGGTAGTATTAGATCCTGAAGTGATACTTGTTACAGTTAATGACGATCCTATATTAACATTTGCGCCGGATAATGATCCGGTAACAGTCCATGCTCCAGTTAATGTACCCGGAGTAGTAGATGAACCAGTTGTTAATGTAAGTGATTTTAATGTTCCGGCTGTGACGTCTAATGTACCAGTTGATGTCCAAGTACCTGTCATGCTGCCAGTTAATCCCCATGCACCTGTAATGTTACCAGCAGTAGTTGACGAACCTGTTGTTACCGCTGTAGTTGTTACAGATGTTGCATTAACGGTACCGCCAGCACCACTAAGTGTAATTGAACCGTTAACTGTCCATGCACCTGTAATAGTACCGGCAGTAGTCGATGAACCTGTAGTTAATGTAGTCGATTTTAACGTTGCAGCAGATACATCCCAAATACTACCTGTTGCAATTTGCCAGTTACCGACAATTGTTCCAACAGTACCACTAGAACCGGTAGTTAGAGTTGTTGATTTTAATGTACCGTTTGTGACATCTAACGTACTTGATGTTAGTACTTGCCAGTTACCGATAATAGTACCAGTTGTTGAATTAGAGCCAGCTGTTAATGATGTCGACTTTAATGTACCTCCGGTAAAGTCTACAGTACCTGTGAATGCAGTAGTCGTATTTCCTAATGTACTACCAGTAGATGTTAAGAAGTTATATCCACTTGGTGTATAAACTTGTAAAATTGTACCCGAAGTTGCTAATGTTTTATAACCGTTAATTGATAATTGATTAACAGTGATGTAACCATTACCATCTGTTTTAACTAGACTATTAGCAGCGCCGAGAGTTGTAACTGGAGTTATCGACGAAGTGTTTAACGCTCCGCCGTAAGTAACTACACCAACGCTTGTTGAGAACGCTTGTGACAATCCGTTTTGTAAAACTGTCTGTGCCGATACTTCTTGCGGAACCGCTGAACTGCCACTAAAGTTTGCAACAATTGAACCATTACCGATTACGCTTAAATTACCGATTCCAATTGAATTATTTTGTAAACTAATCCAACCTGAATTTGCAGTAAAGTAAGTTGAATCAAAACTTGCTAAACCTAAGTTTGATTGAGTAATACCACTTGCATTTGCTCTAGTGCTAGCAGCATTCATACTCAATTTACTTTGTGCAATCGCTGCACTTGCATTAATCATTGAATTAGTGATTACGCTTGACTGAATTGTTGTAGTTAACGCATTAGTTAAATCGTTATAAGTAACGTTAACGTGTCCTGTTGGTAATGCTGCATTAACCCACTTACTAGAAGTTGCATTGTAAATCATTTGATTCGCATCTGCAAGATTAGTAAGAAGAACGTCTTTTAATTTGTAGTAAGAGTCGACCGCCGCAACAGTTAAATCAATATAACTTTTATTTGCAGCATCGTATGAGTTAACAGGGTTACCTACGTTATAGATATTGTTGAAGTTCATGTTGAATGATTTCTTCATACTCAATGAACCGTCTAGCGGTAAGAAGCCTGGACCGATAATATTTGCCGCAGGAACCTGGCCGCCATTGTAAGTAATACCTAATCTGTAATCTATGAAACTTCTAATTGCTGATTCAACTGGAACGATATCAGTACCATTATTAATCATTGTTGCATCAGTTGAGAATTCACTAATAACAACACCTCTCTTGAACCCTAAACCTGATAAGTTACTTAACGCAATACTTGCCGAGAATGTAACAGTACCAGTTCCTTGGTCAACCTGGAAGAAACGTCCTACTTTAAAGATACCATTTTCGTCAGTACTTACATAGAAGCATCTTCCTACTGTTTCTTCTAATACCTGTTGCGAAGGTTGTTCAGGTAATGCTGGATTACCATAGATCGCCGGAGGGAAGTTGGCGGTATTATAACCGCCGACACCGATATTACAGAAATCGTGACTTGTTGAACGGCAAGTACTGATCTTAACAATGATCTGAGCACCGACCCCTGCTGGATAACCTGCTCTTAAACTATACGCACCTGATAAGTCAAATGGTCGAGCAATACCAAACTGGTTACTTGTACCGCTTGTAACTTCCTTAGTGACAGTAGTTGTAGTTGATGTACTCCAAGTACCTGGATCTAATGGATAACTTAATGTAATACTTGTTGCATTTGAAGAAGTTGCACTAGTACATTGCCAGAATCCGTTGTATAATGGGTTAGTATTTCCTGTTACATGATAATATGCACCATTTGTAATTGCCGATGATGGGATAGTTAATGTAACATTATATGGTCCCGAACCTGACTTACTTGAGAAACTCGATACTGTTATACCTGTACCATATGTAAAGTGTGGAACAAAGAACACATAATTTGAACCGCCTAACGAAGTACCTGGGTCAAACGCGCCTCCGCCTACCGCAGTACTAATTGTAAGTGTATTAGTACCAACAGTTTTTACATAATATGTAGTACCGGAAGATAAGTTTCCAAATGATCCGGTAAATGTAAAGATAATCGGATCATTTATACTAATACCTGTGGTTGAACTAACTGAAATTAGTGTACCGCTAGATGCAATCGAAAGAACAGTACCAGCAGGTCCCGGTGTTGACGGATATAATAATTGTAATTGGTTAGTATTAACACCTGCCGCGGTTGTTGTAATTGTAATCGGAGTTGTGCTTAATAAAACTGTGAACGCAGCATTAATTCCACCGCCACCGCCTGAGATAGAAATACTAGGAACACTAGTATAACCGTACCCTGGATCAGTAACAGTAACCGTACTAATTTTACCACCAACAATAGTACAAGATACACTTGCTGCTCTAATACAGCCGCCCCCGACTACTGTAAGACTTGGTGCTACAGTATATCCGCTACCTACATTAGAGATGTTAACGCCCGAAACTACCGTAGTTGGATCTGCAATGTTTAATACAGTTCCACTTGGTACCCATGCGCAAGGACTAATTGTAAATTGTGTAAGGTTAAGACTTAAATTGCTGACAATAGTTCCTGGGAATACATATGCACCTGTAGAAGTTGTTGATACATACATTCCGATGCCTAATGTAAGAGTACTTGTAGTAGTTACTAACGTATTAGTATTAACTTGAGTTACCCTAAATGAACCGTTGTAACTGGTAGTAGTATTATTTGCAACAGTTAAGTAACTATCAACTACTGGGAATTGATCATATTGGCTATACGGAACATCAAACGTTATTAAGTGTCCTGTTAAACTGCCGGTTTGTAATACATTACTATTAAATGTTAATGCAGAAACACTAGTACCATCCGCTGCATTATTGTATACAGGAAGAGGATCGATAATGATATAACTGTTTTTATATACACCAAATGTGATAATTCCTAACGGACTTGACACACCAGTTGCTGTATTCAGTACGATTGATGTATATTGAGTTACTGGATCATAAGTGTAACTAGATACAGTCTGTGTACCATCAAAACCAGTTCCGTAAACAGTAACACCGATCGTGATCGTACCCGACAAGTTTGATACAACTAATGTGTTAGTTCCCGAAGTCCAGCTTACAAATGCACCTGTTGCATTAAGGACTGGAGTAACATAAGTTATAATACGATGAACTCTTCCTGCCCATGCTGTAATATAAAATCCTTTAATTATTTGGTCAATAGTAAATGCATCGGTTAACGGAACAACAGCAATTTTAGTATCACCGATTCTTGATCCTTGTGTTGCAGTTGAGAATGTAATAGTGCCCGATGGTTGATTATTAGTTACTGCATTTAATGTAATAGTAAGAGTTCCGCTGCCGGTGACATTAATGACTTGTTGTCCTTGAGTAATACCTGCACCGTATACTGACATTCCGACAGTAATAGAACCACTTGCACTATTAACTACAACTGTATTACTTCCTGAAGTACCGCTAACATATGATGCAGTAACTATAGTCGATGCTGGATCAGGTTGAACTAAGTTAGCTACATCTGTTGCAAATTGATAATATGCAAATGATGTATCACTTTGTAAAATTGCAGTATTTGCAGGTAAAATTTCACCGGTTGATTCAACAAGATTATATGTAATGACACGATAAATTTGACCTAAGTTAGTGAAATATTGTAACGCAGTTGATGGACGAGTTGGTCTTACGTTATCGATGTTATAGAATTTAACATTGGTTAATACTCTAAGTGTTACAATCTGATTGTCGTATAAATCAGCAGATAACCCGGTCGTTGATGTGTTATTATCGCCGACTGTACTTAAATTTAATTGTAAAACGTTTTGTCCATTGACATAAATTCCAGTATGAACAACACCACTAACTTCGTATCGAACTATACCGCCACCATTGACTGTATGATCGATTTCTAGTTCCGAAGTATTTGCCGGAATGTACTCGTAGTTAATAATATACAGAATTAATGTAGTTGCAGTTGCTGAACCGGCTAGAGTTGCTCTCTTATAAATGTGTGCAGTTTGAATAGTATCGTATGAAAGATTAACAGAATCTGGTAATTCTGTTTGATCATAACCTGAAGATCTCAAACCATAATCACCGAATGTATTAGAACATCCTACTGAACGTAACTGACCACCGTTTGCAGACCAGTGACCGGTATGGCAGTAGTAAGTGTATGTTCCGATCTGTTCAGTATACGCACCATTAGTAACAACAATACCGTAACCTAAATCGTTAAAGTTTGCAAAGTCAGTAGCAAGCATAGTTTTATTACCACCTTGCTCTAAATTAACAACTTGTCCTGCACCACTGTTAAGATACGTGATAACTGCGCTTTCTATAGTTAATACATTTGATTCAATAGTTGCTCTTGCTGCCTGTAATGTACTATCTTGTGCAGTTAATACCGGGAATCGGATAGTTTCAATTTGAATCGATAATCCAGTACCACTAGTGAAATTAGTTAATGCTGTTCCGCCCTGAGTTAATGCTAATGTAAATGTGTTATTAGCCGGAGTTGACGCAACATAATATGCTAGGGCCGATCCTGTGATTGCAATACTAGAAACACTTTGACTTACACTAACGGTATATGTTCCTGCACCTCCTGAACCCGAAACAAATGCAGTAATATATGTACTATCAGACACCCCGGTGCCGGTAATTAATTGTCCAATTTGGAATGCTCCAGTAATAGATCCGCCTATAGTTAAAGTAGTTCCACTGATAGAGCATAATCCAGCAGTACCATTAATAATAACACGATCGTTAACATTTAAATTATGTACAGATGCTGTAGTAAATGTTGTACCCGAAGCAATAGTAGTTACAGTTGCAATCGGTGATAATGATCCACTATAAACTGCACCATAATAACCATCATTGACAAAATCAATTAAGATTGCACATAACTGATCGGTGACTGCACTATAAGTTGTTGGACTACTTGGAGGATTTGTAGTTACTTGAATTTGGTTATTACCTGCTGAAATACTAACAGGAGTTCCTGCAATAACTTGATCAAGAACAGTTTGTAATCGTCCATATGCAGCGACACATATTGAATTTAACCCTGGAATATAATCAGTAAGAGTATCTGATACAATTCTCCAATACGATTCTGCACTTTCTATAGTTTGACTATTACCACCGTATAATAAGTCATATGTTATTGCATCGATAATGTATCCGATATCTTGTTGTGATTGAGATGCACTATAACCGGTATACAGTTTAGTAACATAGTTTGATGAAATCCATGCTGCAATTTCTGCCTGAATAAAAGATTTATTTGCCTGGATGATAGCTTGTGCTTTAATTAGATTAGCACTTGCTCCTACCGGTGCAGTCCATGTAATCGCCGGAATACCAGTAGTACCTTGGTTAATCATCGAAGTAATAATACCAGAATTAGTATTGATTGCGGTTTGTGCAGCAGATGATGAAATTAATGCGTTTGCTTGTGAAGTTGCGTAGTTAATACCAGCAATAGTTAATGTCTGTAAACTACTAGTTAACTTGCTCGAATATTGTCGTAGGTACGTTAACCCGGAATGAATAGAACGATAATTAGTTCCTAACACCATATCAGAAGTAACAGCATCAAGCACATATCCGGTATCTCGCATAGTTTTTGGAACGTTATATACTAAGTTACCGGATGTGTCATATAGATACGGAGTACTAACATCGAGGGTTAATACAGTAGTACCAAGTTGTGCACCTGAATCGTAATTCCAACTCACTACATCGTCTACTTGATAACGGAAACCGCCTACATAGAACGAGAACGGTGCAGACGGTGCTCTAATATCAAGACCGCTATTTACACCACCTTGAACTGTAACGGTAATACCATTATCTGCCACATTAATAATTGTACCTTTTAATCGTCCGGCAAATCCGTCAATATATTGTCCACCTGCAAATTGTTTACCATTAATACTTTGTGCAAATGATGAAACAGTTTGTACATATGGTGATTTTGCTTTAAGATTTCCTTCGGGGTCGAGTACTAATGCAAAACTTCTGTGTCCTTGGAATGTCAAACTACAAATGCGATTTCCTTCATTACAAAGAAATACGTCGATATCTTTATTATTTTTTGGTGTTGAAGTCGGATCAAGAGGATCAGTTAAGTAATGTCTACCATAATTAACAGTATCAAAAATAAACCATTGTCCTGCCGATAATAATGTTCCTTCTGTGAACGGATACATTACAGTAGCGTTCATGATATTACCACTTACGGAATTAATAATAGCCTTACCACGTTTTTCATTGCCGTTTGTAGTATTATAATCAGCAAATACTTTTCCAATCCATGACGACGATACTTGCCCTGAACCTAATGTAATTGTAATATTATGGCTTACACCGCTTAATCTTGCAGTAGTATTAGTTGCATAATTAGTTCCGTTATACGCAACAACGCCGATTTCTAAAGCATCGAATACTGAATCACGATAGAAGAAAATATTACGCCACGGGCTTTGGCTAATACGATCAATTGGACGAATAATTGTTCTACGTAAATCATCGCCTTTAATTGTAACATTCGGCGGCAACTTCATTGGATAATCTTCGTAGTAGATACCAGTTTCGACAAATACAGTAATATTAAGATCTTTAACTGTTTCGCCAAACTTTAAGTTTTCGCCAACTTGGAAGAATCCTGGTTTAGTTAATCGAATTGCAATTGTATCGTTTGTAGAATTTGTAACCGATCCTTGGGTATATTTTACAACACTACCATAAGCATTCGATGATGCTCCTGCAAGTATTTTAGCAGGGATAATTTTTATATCTCCCGGTAATCCTTGATCAACGGCGCTATTACCACCGTTGTTAAATTTAATTAACCATACACCAGTACCAAATGTTGGAGTAGGAGCTGCTCCTAATCCTTGCGTAACAATTGCAAGCAGCGTAGTCATTCCAGCAGCCGCATCATTAATTGCATTAGATGATGCAGGACGTGATGGTGCAAATGTCTGTGCTTGAACTGTTTGATAACGTGATGCAGTTGTTTGACTCAATACTTGATTAATAAGTGCTTGTGCAAAGTATAATCCGTCAACAGTCTGGATACGTTCTGACCCAATAGCAACTGCTGATGCACTTGAATTACGGTAGAAAGAATTACCTGCGTTAATTGCTTGATAAGTGCCGCCGGTTAAAATGTCAATAGAAATAGCATCGACAATGTATCCTAAGTCTCTATAGCAAACAACTTCGTTATAATTGAATCCACCTGAGTAGTTAGTAGTAATGTACGTAGTAGTTAATGCTTGAAGTGTAGACTTATTAGAAATAATAACTAATCTCGCAGTTTGAGCAATGTTACTAAATCCTGACAATGAAGGATACTGAATTGTTGGCACAATATTAGTATTCAATGACGAAATTAATTCATTGATTAATGCACTAATTGCAGATACTGTAATACCACCTCCCGGATAGTTTGCGTTATCTATAAACTGTGTAGCAGAAGAATAGTGAACAGTTGGTGCAGTATTTGTTACAACCGCTGCTATTACAGATTGTGCATATAATAATGCTGCACTATAAATCGATGATAAATCTGGATTTAAATAATTAACAAATGATTGCGCACAATAAACTATACCGGCATTTCCGGTGTATGAGAAATCATAACAAACTGCTTCTAGAACATATGTTAAGTCTTTCTTAGTTTTAGCAACATTATAATCACTTGGTAAGACTGGATTATTTGCAGCAATCCATCCTGTTACTTCTTCAATAATAAATTCAATATTTGTAGGATGCAGTATTAACGCACGGGCATGTGTAATTCCTGGATCTTCTCCCGGTTGTCCGTTATATGTAGGAGTTGATCGTCCAGTGAGACCATAAGTTAGGATATTAATAATATTGCCAAACAATGATGTTATTGTACTCAAAACGCCGGAATCATTAATAACCGGGAAGTTATTAGTTACATACGAAACCGAATTAGTTTTATAAGTGTCAAGATTTGCTAAAATTGATGTTCTAACAGTTTGCAATGTTACTGGTGCAAGTAATACCGACGGTAAAGTTACAGTATGCACATAAGCATTATTATTGATTAACGCAGAAATAAGTTGAATATTGTTACTTAATGACGAACTCACAACACTACCGCCGGTATACGTTAAATTTACATATTGAATAACAGTTGTTTGATAGATAGTCGGCGCTGAGATATTCGTAATAATATCTTGTATCAATGACCCAACATGACTTAACATATCGGTAAATGGAATAACTTCGTCCGCAGCAATATTTCGTTGATTGCCGGTCCAATATGTTAATCCGGTATATGCACTTTGGCTATTCCCACCATAGGTAAAGTCGTAGATTAAACTCCAGATGATGTATTCAATATTTCTTCTATATGTGTCTTTGTTGTAGCCTAATGCTGGATAATTTGAGCCAAGGTAGGCAATAGCTTCTGCTTGAATAAACTTAATATTGTTCAACAACAATGTTTGTGCAGATCGTAATCCGGTTGAGGCATTTGCTAATGTAGGAAATGTAATAGCAGGTAGTATACTGGTATTAATGATGCTAATTATTGAGTTAATATTAAGACTAGCTGATGTAATTGCAATAGTCGGAATAGTTGATCCATTTAATACAGAATCAACTGTAAATTTACCAATACCGCTAACATTTTGAGAAATTACATTATAACTTAAAATAACAATTTTGTGAGTAAGATCAATGCTTACAACAAGTGATCCTGGGCTAAGTTCGTAAATACCAGTACCTGTAACTAATTGTCCAACGGCAATACTATCTGTGCTTGACACTTTAATTGCATTAAGTCCAAATGTACCGAGTCCAGACACTGGTGCAGTATTGTTTGCACTTAACGTGATAGTTGTACCGTTAATCTCAGTAACTAGCGCGCCGGACGCAATACCTGTACCGAGTACATTCATTCCTACTACAATTCCAGTATTGTCGGCAACTGAAATAGTATTATAGTTATTTTGACCCGAAATCGTCGACGATACAGTAGCATTTGAAATAGTCGGTTGTGCCTGGACACCGAATAACTGATTACTTAGATCTTCGATTACTGCAATGATTTGACTTTGTGTTAATCCAGTATTTGCAGATGGGTAATACAATGCTGCTTGCACACTTTGATAATTTGATTGGAATAAAAGGTCATAGCAAAGAGCATTGATAATAGTACCAATATATGTCTCAAGTGCTGCATTGTTATATTGATAACCGAGTATCTGATCTCGGAGATACTTCATTGCTTCGATGGTCTGAATTAATTCACTATTAGCAACTACGCTAGTAAGTGCGTTAAAATAAGATGATGCGGCTGTAGTTGTGTTATATGTAGTTCCTAATACAAGATCGTATCCAACTGCATCAAGTATTAAGCCAACATCGCGTTGACATTGTACTGCATTAAATGTAAATGGATTAACATATTTGCTATTGATATAAGAAATAGTTTCTTTTTGGATGAACGTTCTATTTGCCTGCAATAATTCAAATGCTGCTTGGTACCCGGTATCTGCACTATTACCGCCGCTAACTTGTATTCCGTTAACAGTATATCCTGAACTTGAAGATTGAATTGTTGAAAAGTATTCGTCTGGCCCGATTGTATATGAAATTAACTGTTGATACGGACCTGGTTCTTGTTGTGCAGTATTGATTAGGTTCTGAGCTGTTGCTAATGCGGCACTGATTGATTTATATGCATATTGCCAGAATCGACCTTCTTTACCCGCCGGAGTTTTTTGTTGTAAATCGTCGCCGGTTGTTGTTGAAACATATAAATTAATTCCACTAGTGAATGTGTTATTGTCAACATAAAATTTAGTTGCTGCTTGAAGATCAACTTGGCCATTTGGTGTTCCGTAACCGGCTAATGGAGCAGGGTGGTCACTTAAAATTAACGAACCAGTCATCTTGTCCCCGCCACGATATACAACATCTTTACGTTGCATTGCTTCGGTTGATACGTAGTTACTAGTTAAAGAACTATCGTAGTCTGGATCGCTAATTTGTGGAACTAATGGTTGTTGGCGAATTCTAAGCGGCCCACTTACTTGCCCAAGTGATGATACTTTAAGATAGTTGTTGTCGGCATATCCTTTAGAAATTGCTAATTGTTCAATAGTAATCGGATTAGTATCACCGTATAATGCATTGAATAAATCGACTAGGTATTGGCTAGGTTCGGGTAAAGCACCGATTGGAAATTGTGCTGCATTTAACGGAGCAGTTAGTGTTGGGCGACTATCACCTCTCACACCGGAAGTTGTTGAATTAATAGTTAAGGTAGAGTCGGTATTAACTATTTCAATTCCGCTTCCGCCTTGAACAGTTTTTGCAGCCAATTTATCTCCAGCACCGGTTGCAGCAATAACTTGGTTGCTCGAATAGGTTGTCGGAGCATCGGATAACGAAGTAAATTTAATAGTTCCTGATACGCCAAAAACAGCATATAACTCATTAAAATTTTCATTAACTTTTCTAAACGATTCACGGATACTATCACCAGTACCGTCATTACCTGTTACACCGATATCGATCACTTGTTTTGACATATATAAACTCCGACTTTTTGATTGTATTAGATATTTATCAATACGTTTTTATAATCTTAATGTAAATATATTGTGTTCATCGGTACTGAATTTATTATCACTTATCATGAAAGATTAAGTAAGTTAGGAAATATTCACACCTACAAAAGAAAGACAACGATAGTTAATTTAAGATGCGATTCGTGTGGAGAATTGTTTCAGAGAACTAAAGGATCAATGGATCATAATCGGCTGAACAACAATTTTTATCATGTGTGTAATAATTGTGATGCAAAGAGATTTGCACAAGAAAAAGGGGTTGAACAGCGACATATATGGGATATGCCAGTTTCAAGTCTTAAGAGAATTGGACACTATAAATAACCTACAAAAGGAGAACAAAAATGTTTGGATTTTTTAAGAAGCTCTTTGGTATTAAACCTGCAGAAGAGTCTGTTAGTAAAGTCGAAGTATCAGAGTCGGTTACGATTACCTTAGGAGATTCTGATATTGTTGTTTCTAAACCAGCTGCACCTAAAAAGGCTAAGGTTACTAGAGAAAAGAAAGTTAGAGAAAAGCCTGCGCCAAAGGCAAAGAAGGTTGTTGAAAAACCTACTGCTAAGAAGCGTGGACGTCCTGCAAAGACAAAGTAAAATAAAAGGGCTGTTTAGCCCTTTTATTATGATAGTTGATGTATTATAAATTGATTTTTATCTGCGTAAATAGTACATGACAGCAATTGAGTATCGATTCTAAACCATGCTGTTCCAATATACGCCTTTTTAAACCATATTCGTTTATTACTATACCAACATCTTCTCGGCCAGAAACAAAATGTTAGTTTTGCCGACCAATCTACATTCTTAATTTCAAAAGGAAAAAAGGTTGTTACATCGTAACCCATTACATTCCTTTTAACATTAGTATTACCATTCCAGCAACGCTATTATCAGGAATAGCACGTGGTTCAATTAGATAGAGAATACCAATTGGTGTAGATACTACAATTAAGAATAATACAACAAAGAATGTTAGAGATTTAATAACCTCTGCTATCACTTTCATAGAATATGTTTAGTAAGTTAAAATTGTATTATAACATACATAGAGTTAAAGTCAATATGTATTTTTGTATTCGACATTCATCAAAAGAATAAATAATAACATGAAATACTATGTATATAAATTATTAGATCCTCGTTCAAATCAACCTTTTTATATTGGCAAAGGTTCTGGTACTAGAGCATGGACTCACAACAATTTTAAAGATGGAAATAAAAATCCTTACAAAGATGAATATATTAAAGATTTACATCGACACGGATTAGAACCGATTGTTGATATTGTACAGTATTTTGATATAGAAAGTGATGCTTATGATTATGAAGAACACCTTACAGAATCTATAGGTCTAAAAAATCTTACCAATATTGTAGTTGGAGCTCGCCCCCCGAGTCGGCAAGGATGGAAACCTTCAACATCTACTCTTGAAAAAAGAAGCAGAGGACTTAAAGGTATTCCGCGAACTGACGAATGGCGACATAATCTGTCATTATCAAAACAAGGCGATAATAATCCAATGTACGGAAAAAAGAAACCGTGTACAAAAGAGAGAAAGCTCGCCATATTAGAAGGAAAAAATCGAGATAATTACGATTTGTATAAAACTGCTATCAAGTTAATGGATAATGGTAAATCAGCAGATAATGTTAGTAAAGAGTTAGGAATCGGAAGAGGAGTGTGTTTCCGACTCAAGAATCGAACTCACGGGATTTTTCAAGCCTTTCCAGAACTCATATAATGAGAAACTTGCAAGATTTTTTGCTTTCGCTTCGACCATTATATCTGCCCAATCTACATGCTGAAGTGCCCATTCGTTAGATTCACGGTTCCACATAAAATCAGAATGAGCTCGTAATTTTTGTTTATTGATTCCTAATTCTATCAACTTATCTCGATCAGGAAGACTAGATGGGTAGTGAGATGAAACTAATTCTTCACGACTAACTGAATAATGACAAGTTGGCCTAACCCCACGCCAACTATCAATAACTCTTGCTACTCGATCATCGTTAAGACTAATATATTCTCCTTCGCGAACAAAGTGATGATGAATATCAAGCACAATAGGTACAAAATCGCTAAGGCTGAGACAATCGTCCAAACCATGTGAATTCTCCTCGTTTTCGATTGTTAAACAGTTTCTAGCCTCGGGACTAAGTTTTTTATATGCCTTACGAATACCGTCGGGGCCTTGTCTACCGGAGATATGAACGTTAATTTTAAAATCCTGGAATGTTTTACCGTAGCCCATCCATCTAGCCATGTCTACATGATATTCGAATTCTTCTATAGAACGTTTGACAATATCATCATTGTCTGATGCCATAACACAAAACTGCCCAGGATGAAAAGACAAACGGACATTACAATTGCGGCTAATAACTCCAATTTCGTGAAAATGCCGAGCCGCGTACTCTTGTACATCTGGTTGATTATAGAAATACTTAAAGTCATCGTGAGTATAGACAGGTAATAAGTCGCTGCTAATCCGCACCATTCGAAGATGTTCATCTAATTCTCCTACTCGCTGTACTAATTTGCGAGTTGCTTCGATGTTCTGTTTCATTAAGGACCATAATTTGTCCTCGGCAACCGAACGAGATTGCCTCTTAAGCCAGGCAACTGTGGTAGTACCTGTATTATACTTTTTACAGTCGTCTGTGGGTTTAATTCCGTCGACCTGTCCGGCATGATCGATCCATTTACAAGCAAAGCCAATTTTGTTAGTCATGCGTATATTATAGTGTAATTTTGTAATAATGTCAACGGTAGTATACAGAACGGCTCTTAGGAGTTTCCCACCATTCTACGCTGTGAACTGTAACTCCGAGTTTCTTCATTTTTTCTTCAACTAAATCGGCCATCCATTTACTAAGATTCTCACTAGTAGGAACAAAGTCAACAACCATAAATCCTTCAAACATTTCAAAGTCGTGTCCATCTAGATCTTCATAAAACAGTGGATCGATATGCCATCCTGTGATATAGTTGGTATCTGGAACATATACTGGTATCAACGGCGTATCTTTTCCGACTAACCGGTTATACAGCGGATCATTGCGATCAATAATGAATTGATGATCAATATAGGTATTAACCCACTTTTTTAGCCATTCTAAATGCCTAAAGTCAGTGACCATTCCGGTTTGATCGAGTTCGGATGCACAGAGATGTATTTGAATCTTACCTTCGTGTCCGTGTAAGTGTCTGCAAGCGCATTTGAGATCGGCTGCATATTCGCCGTTAAGTTGCTGAGTCCATACTCTATGTCCGTAGCAACATTCAATCGTTTTATCTATAATCCAAGTCATAATTACCTCAATGATATGAGTTAATTATACAGGATTACTTACGTTTGTCAAATACTTGATTAGTTAAATCTCTTATTTCTACTCGAATTGTTTGCACATCATACAGAATGCTTTTAAGAAGGTCGTATTCAATGTGTTGGTATTTGAGAATAATACGAATAACACGCATTGTCCAATACCACCAATTAATAGAAATAATAATCATCAAACTAACAATCACCCACCAAAGTTTTTTTGATGTTAATGTTGAGAGCCAATCCCACCCAAAAATTAAAAAAATAAGTACGCAGAATACTACCGAACTAGCATATGACCATAGTCGTCGTTGATTGCTAATACGATTTATATCTTTCTCGTGTTGAATTAATATATGATTAATTTCTTGATTCATTGTTGAGAGATGGAACCGAATGGTGCCCATTGTCCTGGACCACCGTTGGCAATGCAAACCCACCCAATATAACTACCAGGAATTGGGTTTTGATTCCAACAAATATCTCCTTTTACAAATGATCCTTGCAATGGCGCAGAATTACCGGTAACAAATTTCTTACCAGCGAATCGAATATTACTTGCAACATCTAACCCAACTGATGAATCAATACTTGATAATCCAATACCAACTTGTCCATATAAGTTAATAGTACGGTTGGTGTTTAATTTATTACCTAATGAAACATTTCCCGAATCAGTATAAAATGTAGTATCTAATCCTACAGAGATTGAGAAAGATTTACTAGTGTTAAGATTATTACCAACAATAGTTGTTGAGCTATTATCGTTCGATAGCGGTAAAGTAATACCAAACTGTGCATTAACCTTACCACCGAATGTTGCATCACCGCTAACTAATAATGAAGACAATGTTCCTAACTTAGAAAGATTTGAGCTAACAATTGATGCGCCTAGTTCAGTTTCAGATAAAACTGCCTTTCCGTTTACATAGTATGATTGGTTTGCATCGATATCGATAGATTCGGTACTAAACAATCGATCCGGATCCGGCATCATAACTAATCTAGTCGGAGTCGATGTTCCAGTCCATACCAATCCTAATCCATAAATTGACGATCCGCCATTTGGTTTAAATTCTAACGGGCTAAATCTATCAAGTCTAGTATCTGATAAAAGCGTAGTTACGTTAAGAGTACCATTAATTGTTACTACTGCTGAATTTGTTATTGCGTTACCGAATATAACTTCGCCGGTATTTTTTAAAGTAAATCTAGGTGTGTTATCACTAACGAACAACACATCACTATTAGTATAAGTTCCGATAGTAGCAGCACCGTAATTAGGAGCACCGATAATAAATTCGACATTATTTTCTGAAACACTTAACACGCCATTTGGTTGATCAGTGTTTAATCCTAATCGACTAGTTGCTTCATTGAAAAAGGCAAATTGTCCAAATGTTGCATCGCCCGAAACTTCCAATGATTCTAATGTGCCTACTTGTGTTAAATTACTCTTGCTAACTTGAGTTCCTAAGAAGTCATATCCAATTACATCGATGTCACTAATTTTGTATGTTTGTCCCGCTGCAAGATCTAAATCGCAGTTAGTCCATAAATGTTTCCCTGCTCGATACATTAAATTTGCAGAATCTGATTTCCACGTCCAACTAAAACCTTTTCCGTTAAGATCTTGTTCGTTGTTAGCGTTCCAATTAGTAATAGTCTGTTGTGGACCGTTATTAGAAAGTAAATTATCTACTTTAAGTGTTCCAACAGTAAGTGTTCCAACTACGTTAACATTGCTTCGAAGATTTGCATTTCCTAACACTTCTAGCGAACCTGCATGTGTTATAGCACCTTCTAAATTCTTAAGATTTAGTGTAGTAATGATGACTTTGTCGTTTTGGATATCGAATGGTTTACTCATGGTGAATCTCTTTTTCAGTATTTATCAAAGTTCAATAACGAACAAGGCTAGCGCAATAAAGCATAAAATACAGTATGATTTATAATGTCTGGCCCGGAACTTTTAATAACTATGGTATTCGTAACGGGGATATGATTGCCATAATAAACTTTCTTCAATGGTTTAGAATTCAAGAAAACAACTCCGATATTAAATTACATATAAACCCGAATGTAATTGTTAATCAAGATTATTGTAGAACGTTTTATGATTTTTTAAAAAAACACACTGATTGCTTTTCTGATGAGGAAGGATTCCAAGATCTCCCATACCATGAGTTGATGTTATGGGATTTCAGAGACATCTGCGGTGATGTAGTTTCGATTAAGAACACAAAGGAAACTAAGAAGAAAATTGTAGTGTTTCCGATCTATGATGCAGACTATCATGTACATAGAAATTGGCCCGATAAACTATTAGATTCGATTTTAAGAGAATATTCGGAAAACTATCCAACCTATCAAAAATTAGTTTGTGCAAAGGATATTCCACAGACAGACATTAATATGCACGACTTTTCTCTTAGTATTGATTTTATGAGTAATATAAATCACATCATGGAAGCTGAGATTTTTATAGGCGGAAGTACAGGAGTTTCTCACTTTGCGGCAGCATTAGATCGAGGCCCGGACCTTGTATATTATTACAACGGACGAGAGATGATACACACTTTACCGTTTCATGTTCTCGAAGGTAAAGGCACACTAAAGAGATTTTGGCATAATTGTTATGAAACAACATACAAAGGCCAATTAGTTTTATAAGGAATAAAAATGGATCAGAATGATACGTACGGCGAAAATGACCCGTTAGTTTTTGTGGTTAAACAATTAATTAAAGGTCAATTAGAGCCTCTAGCAGAGCAAGTTATTGATGCGTTTGCTTCGGCAGCAATTCATATAGAAGCAATTAACTGTATCGCTAAACTTTATTATGATGTAAGGAATTACGAAAAGGCAGAACTCTATTCATTAAAAACTTTAGAGATGTGTGAAACGGATGAACAACGATATAATGTACGGTCGAACTTAGGTAAGATGTACAATAACTTTAATGACCCTGTTAAATCGCTAGTATATTCAGAGCAGAATTTAGCAGTAAATCCAAATAATCCAGATACGTTGTTGGAAATGGTGTTTTCATATTTTCTTAACGGACAAAAGGACCCTGCAGAACAAATACTCCGGGAACTAAAAGCCAACGAACATTTACTCGGAGAACGGCATCGAAATGTTGTGAATTTCAATTTAGGAACATATGACATGGAAGCTGGCCATTTTCTAAAAGGATTAGGCGGTTTCTTGATCAATGTAAAGAAGTTAGATCTATGGTTTAACAATAAAGAAATCCCATTAAAGTATTGGAATGGTGGAGTGTTCCCCGGCAAAACTTTAATCATGTATATGTCCGGCGGAGGATTTGGTGATTCTTTTATTGCAATTTCCTATTGGCAAAAACTTAAAAAAGCTGGTTTTAATCCTATATATTGCACTGCAAGTCAAGACGTTGTGGACATTTTTAATCGGTGCGGATATACTTCAGTAACTCGGTGGGAAGATGTTGAAGACAAAGATGCATTATGGTGTTTTGCATTCGAAGTTCCTTTATATCTAAACATGAAGCCCGAGGACATGATAACCGAGCATTACCTTTGGGCATCTGATCAAGCAAGAGAAAAATGGCAATGGGTTAAGGAATCTAAAAAACTTAAAGTGGGTGTTAGGTTTATCGGTAATATGCGAAACAATCAATTATTGTATCGACATATTGAACTTGATAACATGATGAATTTCCTGCACGACACATTTGAAGGTTATGATGTAGAATATTATTCATTACAAAAAGGTGACGGAGAAGAAGAAGCAAGAAAATGTCCCGAGTTAATCGATGTTGCATCCCAGATCAATTCGTTTGATGATACACTTGCACTAATTGAAAACTTAGATATTGTTGTATCTACGTGTACTTCGGTGGTGCATTTAGCAGGTGCAGTAGGTACTAAGACTGTAGTGTTTGTTCCGATTGCTGCATATTTTACATATCTAACAAAGCCCGAGAACAGACCTCCATATACTAGCCTATGGTATGGAGATAACTTTAGATTCTTTAGGCAAGTAAGACCAAAAGTATGGGACGAACCGATGGCAGAAGCTAAAGCATTCATTCAGCAGGAGTTTCTATTGTGAATGACGGTTACACCTTTATAGTTTGTTCAACAATAAATGCATCAATTGGTGTTGTGGAAAACGAAAAACGATTCTATGAAACACTTGAAACATTAAATTCGATTAGAAGAAAGGTTGAAAATGTACAAATAGTGTTTGTCGATAACTCTATTGATCCGTTAACCGATGAACAGAAGAGTCAATTAGAATCGTTTGCAGATTATTGTGAATATATGGAACCTAATCTTTTTACAGTTTTCACTAACGGTGTTGGATCTAAAGGATTAGGCGAAGCAATGTTAATGTTTTGTGCATTGACGAAACTTGAACAATTACCAATCGTGGGCAAGAGAATTTTCAAAATTGCTGCAAGGTACAGGTTAGCAGAAAGTTTTGACATTACAGAATATGATGATCCTAAATTTGAAGGGAAGTATGCGTTTAGAATTAATGACTGGGATGTGAGTGTTGACAATTTTGAGAATCACAGAGAAACAGTTACATATTTTGAAACTAGATTATTTTCTTTCTGTCCCACATTATTTTATGATTATGCTTCGATTGTTAAGAATTGTTTTTTAACAATGATCAAAGAATTTGGCAAGCCTATGTGCAATTGGGAACGGTGCCATCATCTGTATATTCCCCATGATAATGCAGTGTCGATGAATCCGATCCATGTAGAAGGAGTTAACGCTGAAAATGGGATTTATCGGATCGAATAGCACAAGTATACTTTTGGTAATGTTCTTTTAAATTTTCGGGCATAGGAATCCAATTAATGTAATCGTCTGATTTGCAAATTTCTATTGCAATATCGTAAAATGATCTTGGGTTCCCTGTTCCGATATCATATATGCC